ACGAGACTTCACTTCAAAATCCCGTTGTTTAGCCTCTGAGGGAGCAAGATACGCTGGATATAAAGAAAGACGGGCGTATTGGGCTAATTCATTCGATATCTCATTTAAACGTCTAATCGCAGGAAGAGCTTCCATCGCTGGCGATTTACCGTATATCTCATCCGCTCTTACTCGGTAACGACCAACAATATAGGGAAGGGTAGCAATCTGCTTCTCTTCAAAAAATAGGTTCTCATCAATACATACAAATTGAGAATGAAAGTTCTTGTTGCCTTTATCTTTCTTCTTCTCAGCAAGACTTCTAGGATATACCGCATGAATGATCTTAAACTTGTCCGTTTCTTTCTTCTCGTAAGATGACTTCATCCTATCAGATAAAACACCCTCTCCCCATTTGCCTACAATCTGCTCAGCCGTAAACTCAAATGTTCGGTAAACACTATCCACTTCGTTTTGATGATTAACACTCAAATAAACATCGGCAAGGGGAACGGCAATATAACGTATTCCCTCTTCTAATCCTGTTTCATCAACATCCGCTTCAATGTAAAAACACCCAGTCCCAAACTCAACAATACTAGTGTAAAAAGACTGCAGACAACTCACAAATCCAGAGCGAGAACGCTCCCTAAAACCAAAAAGCACATCCGTTACTTGATCACACCATTCTCTAATTCTTTTCGCCCTAGCATCCTCCTCATAAAGAAAAGCTTGATTCCTAAAAAAAGGCTCAGATAACCCATGCCACTTTTGTCCAGGAGGAGTAATAAGAGAAGAAAGCAATGACGATAACTTAATACATGCCTCAGATCCTGTCGTATCCCACATATGAGATTTTGAGTCTTGCTTATAAGGATAAAGAAGACCTGTTAACTCCTCCATCCGAATATTTAATTCGCTTCTTTGCGATTTTAAATCCTCAAAACAAGTCTTGATCTTTTTAATAGAATACTTCATCGACTATATCCACCTGCTAAAAGCATCGATGATGTTATTCGTCTAGGCTGGTTAGCTGAACTTCTTCCAGAGAAAAAACTCATGGCATCCTTTTGTCTCGCATCATTAAGTTCATCCCCATTTAAAGGTACTGCTCCGCCTAAAACACTAGAATGAGAACCCTCGTCTTGCTTTTCCTCTTGATCAGAACTAGAAAACAGATAATCAATGACCGACGTAGCACCACCTAATAGCCCACCTGCTAAAGCTCCCCAAGGGCCACCTACCATAGACCCCGAAGTAGCCCCTTGAAAAATGTTCGATAAACCCTTTGACCACGGGTTCTTTTGTTGTTCTCTAGGCATAGCTAGCTAAACCTCCGATCAACAAGTAGCTCATCTGCTTCATATTGATATGATCTACATTGACTATAGAAAGCGTCTTTTCTGGCAGGACTAACCGCAAAGGTGTACGCCAAAGCATCGGAATAATCGGTACTCACCGCACCTTTAACCCTCTTGGATTCTAGAGCTAACTTACCCGTGTTAGGCTCTATGAAAGACTCTAAAGATTTTAAGTTCTGAATTAATCCACTATGATGGGGAATGCTTGCTAACTCTAGCCACTCTGCCATCTTAACATGAAGCTCTGTCCGTCTATTCCTATAAGATTCATGGTCATCCGCTCTATTCTGACCTTTCTCTGCATGAACGTTATAGCCCTCATCTTCTAAATAGTAATACGTTTGTACCCCAATACCGTTGGCATCGACCACAATTGCATCAGGCTTGTATTTGTTAATCAGTTCCTCAATCTTGCGACTGGAGGCGTTGACTGCCAATCCTGACCAATCAAAAATATGTTCAATATTAGTACCTCTACGCAACACAACAACCGTGTTGTCTCCCCCCTCACCTGCTATATCACAGCCCATAATGAGCGGGGCATAGGGGTCTTTAATCGGCTCTCTGTTAAGGGCTTCTTCAATACGGTAAAAAGGTATAAAACTGTTGATGTCCTGTTGGGGAAATTGTCCTAATACCTCAACCCGTGTAACATCAGAGTCCAAACCATAACGGCTTATTATCCCTTCATGGAAACTTGGATCAATACCCTCTACCGTTCGTGTATCTATCTGGAATCTCTGCCAATCTTCTAAGGGAACGTTAAATATATCGTAAAACCAACCGTTTAACCGCCGAGGATTAGACGTCATAATCCAAAAACGATTGGCGTTATTCTCAGTAAAAAATCCAAGAATAGAAGTGTTTATAACATCAGGAGTACCTGAGGCTTCATCGTTAAAAATAGCCATTCCGTACGTGTTGTGATGCCCTACAAAAGTATCAGGGCGTTCCTCCGAATATGTCCTACAGGTAATCGTATAATGCTTTGAGTCAATCCCAAAATTCTTTTCTAAGGCTTCCGCATACCAAACAGCAGGATGCATCGACAACGACTGCATCTCAAACCAATGCTTGTTCGGTAACATCGACAGCCACTTACTTACCTCAGCCCATAACGTACTCTTCAGCTGCGTTTCCGAATTAGCAAGACAAAGTATTGACATACCAGGTCGGGTCGATATTAACCATAACATCAGCCAAGCGTTTAAAGTTGTTTTGCCAATCCCTCGTCCAGCTGATACAGCTCCCTTAAATATTTTCGGATCAGGATTATCAGCATTGGCAAAACAATGAGCGTCTACCGCTTCCATAAAATCTAATTGCCATCTACGGGGAGCATCAAAATGCTCTAACGGTGTTCCCTCCTCGCCCCAAGGAAATAACCGAAGCACAAAGTTGGTAAAACTCAACTTGTACTCTCTTGACCACATGAGATCAAAAAGCTTTTGTTCCTTTTCTGGAGATGTCGGAAGTTCTCGGGTCAATAAAACAATCTCTAATATCTGTTATAAACATCCCCCTAAAGAGATAAGATAGAAGAGAACTACAGTCTGGATCTCCATAATTCTCTCCAATCTTATCAATTAAAGAGGATGTGGTTGATCCAGAACCATCGGTTACACGCTACCATAAGTTGATTCAGCATGCAAGCCTAAAACAGACAAAAACATGCTTTAATTTAACTTTTTTATTTTTATAGCGTAAAGGTCGATGTTAGATAACTTTGATTAGTAGTAATAGGTTTACGGCTCTAGGAAGCATTACTGACGCTCTTAGTCTTCAAACGCTCTTCAAAACTTTCAAAATTTTATAAAAATTGTCGGAGGCTAGGCTCTATATATTTTCAAAACTCCTCTTGGGGGGCTACCCCCTCTCAAAACAAAGAAAACCAAAGAAGAAAAAACATCCTTTTAAAACTCCTAAAGCTCCTAAAGTTTATATAACTCCACTAGCTCCTTAAACTCCTTAAACCCCTTAAGCTCTCATAGCTTTAAAAGCCTTATAAAGCATCCTTAGTCTCGTTTATTTGGTTTTACTATAGATTGCTCATCTTTGCTTAACTTCGTTAGCTCTAGTGGCTTTTCTGTGGCTTCTATGACTCTCATAGCCTTGTTAGCTTGTTGACGTCTTCTTCGCTCTTCAATCTTAGCTAACACTGGCTTCAAATCTATCGTGTGCTTATTCTCTACCGTTACATGGTTGCCGTAGACGTTCCTATGTCGCTTCTCAAGCTCCCATTGTAAACGCTTCATTTGCAATTCTCGCCTCTTAAACGCTACTGGATATTCTTTCTCTTCTTCGCTTAACGGTGCTTCTATAGTCTCAGCTATCTTATCACTCAAACACTCCATATGACTAAGCTTAGCTCGCTCATATCGCTTCTTTAAGTTGTCAAAATCCCTTTCTAACCAGTCGTAAAACGTCATAACAACAACGCCATGTTCCTTACAAGCATGGGCTAAAGTAGCTCCTGTAGCTACTGAAGCTAATATCCTATCGGTTTTGTCTAATGTATACGTAGTTACTGGTTTTGGCATACTTAATAATAACCTAAAAACAGTGAGATAGCAAGGGTTTAGTGGTTATAGGGCTATAAAAGTTTTAGGAGCTATTGGAGCTTTAGGAGTTATAGAAGCTTAAGGAGCTTAAGGAGTTATTGGAGTTGTAGGAGCTATAGAAGCTATAGAAGCTTTAGGAGTTATTGGAGCTATAGAAGCTACAGAAGCTATAGAAGCTACAGAAGCTATAGAAGAGGAAAAGCTACGGGCGTGCGAAAATCTGAGGTTGAAGGAGCTTAAGAAGACTCCTAAGGCAGTGGAGCTATTGGAGCTATTGGAGCTATTGGAGCTATTGGAGCTATTGGAGCTATTGGAGCTATTGGAGCTACTGAAGTAGTAGAATTCGATTGAGATTTACAGCCACGTTGAGGTAGAAGTCGTATGATTTTAAGGTTGTGGCATAGTTGTGGCATAGTTGTGGCAAGATTTAAAAACCCTAATAATATCCTAAAATCAAGTATTTATATCGTAAATAACGATTTTGTGTCATACTTTTAGATAATAATTAAGAAAATATAAATATACACGTAGGAATATGTTCTTAGTAGGAATATAATCTTACGTGTGTATTTATAATAACAAATAATAAAAACCTTGCCACACTTGCCACAATGCTTTTTTTACAATATAAGTATATGATTTTACGGTGTTTTTACGGATTCTTAACCATGCCACAACTATGCCACAACTATGCCACAACCAAGCTATTTGAGGACAAACAGGTTTTAATTAGACGTAAAATTGATTCAGCGTCTTTAAAATTTAAAAAAACGACTACTATGAAGAACTAGTATCGGCTAGAGGGACGTTAAGTTTCTTGTTGCGATAGAATGAAGCTAATCATCGGCTCCCTCCCGAGGTGTAGCCATATAGTGTTCATCTGTCCAAAATATCGTTTAGCGTGCGTTAAGCCGTGACGAAAGTTTTAGCGAGTTTCTTGCGGCAGCAGCTACTAGTAATCATTGGCTGTCCTCCCGAGGTGTAGCCTATAGTGTTCACCGACTCCCAATATCGTTCGCTAGAACTCCAGTAGTAATGGTAGTGTATTTTAGGGATTTTGTCTAGGGGTAAAGATTGTAAAAGATTTATAACATACCTTACAACCTTGACTTCTTCTTGGCTTCTGGTGAAGATTGTTTCGCATTTGCCCGTACAGCACTTTTAGGCACAATAATTTCATCACCGAAGTAAATCCAATCAAGCGGTTTATGATATCTTCTTTTGATCTCCCTAGCGATAACTATACGAGGAGACATTTTCCCTTTTTCAAATTGCCCTATCGTTTGACAAGTTACGCCTATAGACTTTCCGAACTCTTGTTTATTAAGTCTAAATTGTTCTCTTAGATCTTTAAGCCTCAAGCCAATTGATACTGGGTCTAGAACACTACATCTTGAAGATTTAGGCTTATGAGCTGTAATAATAATCTCACCGTCATAAATCCAATCAAAACTTGTCCCAAATTCATTACGAAGAAACAAAGCGTAATTAATGCTTATAGAACTTCTACCGTTTTCAAATTGCCAAATAGCGCTTTCAGTCTGCTTGGCATCCTTAGCAATCTCATCTAAGGTTTTACCCTTTACCTTGCGTATATCTCTAATACGCATACCGACTTCCTCCCAATTTCGGCGAATCTCTGGCGTTATGATCATGTCGGACTCATGGCATAGGTCAATCATCCAATCAAGAAAAAAACTACCAAGTTGGTTAACTTGTTGTTAATTCGCTCCTATTATATATTCATTATATTTTATAGTATTTTTCCATATAGGTATTGACTAACTATAAAATATAATGAATAATACCATAAATTAAACAAGAAGTCATTCATTAAATCGAACGATTATTTAAAAACCTAGGAGTAGCTAATGATCACAGAATTACAAGAGAAGTTTAAAAAGTACGTGTTTGAAGACGTCAAAGCAAACATAGATGAATGGGTGGAAAGAAGAACTTGTAACTATAAAGAAGCAACGCGGAATTTTAGAGATAGAATTATAGAGTTGAGACACAAATACGCCAAGGATAACGAATTAGAGAGTGTTACACCGCTATGCCCTAAACCTAGTGATTTAGCGGATACAATTGGAGGGGTCATGAAGGAATACGTTAGAAGTGAAGAAGATAGATTACTTGAAGAATACAGACCTCTAGCGATAGAGAAGATAGCTAATGACGAAGTATTGCAGCACAGACTTCAAGAGACATTCGCTAAGATCTTCTCAGAAGTCGACGGGGGAAATATCCTCACCATTCCTCATTGGGAATTATCAAATTATCTAGAAGATCATTACGATGAAGTAAGGCATACGCTAAACAATCCATCGAATGAAGTAAAACCTTATTTAGGGGGTTTAGCGAATGAGCTTCTTAGATCACTTTTTACAGTTAGCTTAACTTTAAAAAGTGGTGATGTCGAAACCACCAAAGAAGTTTCTTAAAATCACTCCCGCCCTCTCATAGGTTAAAAAAGGGCGGGAATAATTCAGTCCAACTACATATATCAAAAGGTAGTACATCAAATGAAAACTAATCTATCGATAGGAGAATATACAATGAAAACTAAAAATATCTTAATAGCATCAACTTTAATCACCAGTGGCTTATTAGCGGGTTGTAATCTAGCGGATGAACCAAAGAAGCTTAATCCCGATCAAATCTGTGATGCCATTTGCAAACTTAATCTACAAGAACAGAAAGAGCTACAAAGTAAGGTAGATCAGAAGTACGAAGATCACCTTAAGACAGGTGCGAAAATATCTAGTGATTAAAGCAAAAAAAGCCCCCTGAATATCATGTTCAAGGGGCTTTTAAGCAACATTAAAACAACCAACTAAAGGAATAAGAAGAAGCAATGAACAGAGAAAGGAACATTGATTCGTGAGTAATATAGTACAATTTGAGTTTAAGATCAATAGCGAAGATGTCGCATATAACGTGTCAAGGTTTCAAGGGGATCTTGTTGTATTTTTACAATACGACGCCGTGCCTTATGTAGCGTACCACAGTGTTAGTAACGTATTCGGATATGAAGAAACCGATAAAGCGTTATTAGATGCCCGCCCTCACGCTAAGGATGTCCCAAAATTAGGCGTTTCAGTACCAGGAAAGGATGGTGATGAGTTTCTTTTTATTAAAGTACCTTTCATGCTCTTGGTTCTGAGACTAGCAAAACTTCCAAAATGCAAAAAATTCGAACGGTTCGTCGATACTATTACTTTCGATTTATCCCCAACTAACAACCCTATACACTAAGAGGAATAGAAAATGAACGATTTAGAAAACACCAATAATGTTAAAACCATGAGCAGTAGAGAGATTGCTGAAATCACGGGTAAAGAACATAAAAACGTTATAAGAGATATAGAAAAAATGTTTAACCAACTCAAAATTGAGCTGGTTAAATTCCAAGGATTATATGAAGACCAAAAAGGTGAGATGCGTAAATGTTACCATCTTCCTAGACGGGAGTGTTTAATTTTAGTATCTGGCTATGACACTGTACTTAGGGCGAAAATCATAGACCGATGGGAAGCTTTAGAAACAGGTACAGCACAACCTAGGTTTAAACCTCAAAAGCCCAAAGTATTTATAACAGGCGTGCTGTTGAAAGAGCTACGGTTGCTGACTGACAACCACGGTAATTTAATGAGAAAAGCGGGAATAGACGAAAACCAGATCTTAATAGCTTCTTCTAGAGTTATGGAAAGTGTCTTAGGGGTTAATCCCGCCAACACGTTAGATATCCCCACCCCTAATAACAGCCAGTATTACACAGCCACTGCTTTAGGGGAACGGTTAGAGGGTAAACCGAGTGGCAGAGAAGTGAATAAAAAGCTCGTTCAACTCGGTTTCCTCTTATTCGAACACGAACCCTCAGGAAAACGTAGAAATATCCTTACTCTTAAAGGTAAGGAAGCAGGGGGAAGAGTATTTGACTCGGGCAAGAAACACTCTGATGGCTCTATCGTTCAAAGCATCAAGTGGCAAGACAACATTTTAGATATTTTGAAAGGAACTAATCATGCTTAATTTCATGTTCGGCTTCACAACGTGTTTTGTACTGTTTTATGCGATTTTTATTGCTTTTGAAGCTTGGTATGGAGCACAAAAATAATGATCAGCATTAGTTTTAATCACCTTGTAGCTATTGTTTGCATCATCACCGCTTTGGCTTGTGTTGGTGGCTTAATATACGACCATTTAAAAGTTAAATGGCATAGAAAACCTGTCAAAATATCCTTTAAAAACACCAAACTTCCAAGAAGTAAGAAGAGGAAGTAATAATGCACTACGACGAAGAAAAGAAACTAACTCAAATAAAAGATGCAATAGAGGGTGCAGTCTTTTGGATTTTTATATCCTTTATAATAACCATCATAGTTATTTGTAGTATGAAAAATCTAATAATAGAAAAGATAGAAAACCATGAAAAAACAGTTATTAACGAAATTAGAAAAAGTCAAATTGGCGTTTAATCTTGTACTCTTATTTGGAATTGTAGTGATGATATGCTGGTGGAAATGGAAATGAGTAAATGACATATAGACAATTAAGACTTAAAGAGCGTTCTATATCGTATGTTTGTACGACATCTCACTACATTATCCCTTGGAATTTTGATGATCCGACTACGGTGCATGCTGAGTTAATCAAGGGGGAAGAAAGTCATCCTTTAGAATACGGAGAAGAGTTCACTGTTGATTGTGATGAGGGTATGCTTACTCTTCTTACCGACTATAATAACAGCGATAGTCTACATATTTTTGAGGGGGAACAATTAAAGTACATTGTAAAATCCTCTGTAAAACAGAGTCCTAAAACTCTTACAAGAAGACTAGATGATTGTATGGAGGAGGTTAATAAGATACCTCCTAGAATAGATAGAGTAGAAAAAGAAGTTAAGGAAGAAATAAGCAAGATACCTCCTAAAATAGACAAAGTAGAAAAAGAACTTAAAGAAGAAATAAAGAACACTGCAACTCTCGTACAAGTTCATTCCTTATCTCTTACAGATCAGATCAAAACTCTAGATGAACATGAGAAACGATTAACAGAGACAGCTACAAAAGAAGACTTGAGCAATCTAAAGGATCTTTATGTTACTCCCGATGAATTAAATTCAATTCTTGAGAATACTAGTTCTAAAATTGCTAAAACCCAAGAAGCTATAAAGCGTTTAGAACAAGAGATCAAAGATCTAAAGGATGCGTCCTCTAGTGAAGTTGAATCACTCAAAAAAAAACTAAACAATCTTGTAACTGTGCAAGAGAAACTGAAGAAGTTTGAAGCGGATATAGCTGAGTTACAAAACAAGCCTTTTGTAGATTTATCACCTCTCAACACAAAGATAGACTGGGTTGATACGAGGATTAAAGCTTTAGAGGCAAGACCACCTATAGACTTAACGCCTATTGAAACCAAGGTTAAAGAACTTGAGGATATCCCTGATACTTTAGAGAAACTCAAAGCAGATAAAGTGGCTAAAGCTGAGATTGAGAAGCTAGAGTCTGAGGTTGCTAAAAAAGAGGAATTGAAACGACTTGAAGCCGAGATTGTTAAAAAAGCTGATTTTGACCGTTTGGAAGCGAAAGCGATTGAAAAGAAAGATCTTGCAAACCTTATAACAACTGATGGAATGAGAGGTTATCTTGAGGAGCATACCGCTAATATTGAAGCAGAGTACAAAGCGATTCATGCTAGAATTAACACTCTTGAAAAAACTATAGAAAATAAAATCCGCTCTGAGTTACGGGGTCGTACGACGATACGCTGTGCAAAGCTATTTACTAACTATGGGCTGGGACACGTGATAGATGCAACTGATATCGATAACTGGCAATACCCAGCTGAGAATTCTGGTGGACACTTGTCGCATTCCGTTGCTTCCGCTATTGGTCTTGATGCTGCAGACAAAAGGAGGCGTTGGAAAGTGATAGGGAAAACCGTAGGTTATTACGGATCTTGGCATTGGCTACAAGAGGTTATTGATTGATTGAATGTAGTAGTTTCCTTTAATCTTATTTCTAAAAATATACAACGTTACTAGGTTCGTCTTCAACTGCTTCAAAAGCTGGTTTGAGTTTTAAACCTCGGACGATTCTTAGACATTTCCCTCTAGTAGTGCTGGTAAGGCTGGATTGTTTCCAAGTTTTACTCTCTTTAAAACCTTTTGTTTCTAAGTTTCGAATGACAGTTGAATTTGGGATGTTCTTTTGCGAATAGTTCATCTCTTCTCTCAGATATTCACTGTAACTTTTCGCTAATAGCTTCTGCTCTTCCCAAAGGTCTTTACCAACTTCGCAACAGTCGTCAATCCACGCTTGGTACGTATCTAAATCTCTTCGGGCTTTCGCTGTTGCTTCTAAGCATTCTTTAGGAATAGCCAGATCATGCCCTCTTTTGATATAGTCTTGTACTCCTTGCAACGACCATCTTTTAGCATCTGTTACATAGTCTTTTAGTCTATTCTCTAATGTAGGATCAGGGCTTTTGATCTTAGTATTAAGCGGAATAGTGATCATACGTCGCCATATAGCGTCGTCTACCCCCGTGATAAATAGCGGTTTATTAGTAATAATAAATGGTGTAAAGCTAGCTTTCCTCTTGATATATTCGCCACTCCACAATTGGCGAGCTGATATTTCATCACCTCCTGTTATCTGCTTTATCATCGCTGAATTGACTTCATCCCTTTCGTTAGTCTCATTAATAACCACAATACGAGAGCCGAACGCATCTATCATACTAGGATTAGCACCTCCAGCTTTTACTGCATGGGATTGCATGATATCACTAGCTTGCATATTAGTTACATACTGAGTACCGAAAGCAAGTTTGAGAAGTTTAAATAAAGTGCTTTTACCTGTTCCACCTCCTCCGTGAATGTGGATAAACTTCTGAGCTTCATTTCCCCCTAACAACGCCATCCCAACACAACGTAGGAAAAAGTACATAACTTCTTCACTTTCAAAGTAGCTTGATACTAAATCCATAAACTCTGCCGATGGTTTACCCTCAACAAAAGGTGTTCCTGTTGATTTGGTAATATAGAGTTCTTCTTTTGGCGTAATTTGTTGTCCTGTTTCCAAGTCTATTATCCCGTCTATATCTGCTATATAGCGGGTATTACTATCAACTTTGTTAGCATCTATTCGGAATAATCCGCTAGCTTCTAAGAGATTTAAACTAGATTTAGCTTTTGCTGTTCCCTCAACTTTTTCAACTTTAAAAGAAGCGTAAAACTTATCTCGTGGACTTTTCTTTAAGGGCATACCTGTTGCTTTAGCTATTTGCCTTGCTTGTATTTTCTTCTCTTCACTCCAATCTTCTAAATCCTTACCGCTTTCCCTACAGCCTATTAAAAACCTATGAACACGGCTTAACATCAATTCATTTGATCCGCTACAAAGCTCCCATAGATGTTTCTTACGTACAAACCATCCCCCTAAACTTTCAACATAGAAAAAGTTACCGTGATTACATATTGCGAATAGTGCTTTATTGTATGCATCACTAAAACGATCACAGAGTAAGCCATCAGGTATTAATTTTCTATGGTGATAAAATAGAGAAGCAAAGGTAGAGCGTTTCTTCTCACTATCCCCCTCTTCTTCACAGTCGAATGTACTCCATTTATAATTGAAGTTCTCTTCATCGTAACTAGAACCTCGCTTGCTCCACCGTCTAACAAGTTCTTTACCCTCATGCGATCCTTGTGTTTCATGATGAACAGCCATAACAACAGGTATCCACTCATCGTGTGTTCCGTTGGTAAACTCCTCGCCAAAACAAGATAAAAAGGCGGTTATCTCTCTATTGGTATATTGTCTATTACCTTTAGTATTCCCATCTTTAGAGGATTTAATCTCTTTGTTATCCTTTGTCAGTGGTGTAGTAAGAGATTGAAAAAGTTCAAAAAGATAGTCAACGTCTTCTTCATTGAGTAGTGGTAGGGCTTCTACTTTAAATTCGTGCGGTGGCGTTGACCATGTATATACTTTTTTCGTTTTAGGATGAATGTTATAGGCGACGAAATACTGCCCTCCCCCTAAAATATCAAGGTGTCCTTGCTGACTTTTAGGTGTCTGCTTCTTTTTAATCCCTGCTTTTGCCATCCTAAAAGGAATAAGAATCTTAGGTTTTTGCCCTATTCTAACGATTGGATTTCCGTGATGAAGCTCAAAAGCATCTTTAAAAGTATCAGCAATTTTTTTGTCTTTTGAATCAACATCAAAAGCGTAAATGGGCTGTTCGCCTACACCACATACAAGCCCAAAGCCACAAGATGGAAGATTATCAATATCCTCACTTGAAAGTAATTGCTCTTCCCACTTACCCGCTCTCAATGGTCTTTTATCACCATGGCGTAAAGGGATGATTTTAAACCCGTTTTTAATACTGAGTTTAGCCTGTTCGTTCCATTGCATTACTGACATTTAAGCCCTCTTATAGATAAGTTCTTCTAGTGGTTTTGCTTTCAGTCTTGCAATTGTAGCTTCTAATGCTTCTATTTCGCCTTTAGTCATATCCATCGGCTCAAGGAGTGCATCTGTAGATATTCTTTCTTGCTTTTTAACTTTGTTCTTTAGGCGATACTGACGCTGATGCTCTTTAACTTGATCTTTGTTCTTTAGGCGATACTGACGGCTACGTTCTTTAACTTGATCTTTGTTCTTTAGATAATACTGACGCTGACGCTCTTTAACTTGATCTTTGTTCTTTAGGCGATACTGACGGCTACGTTCTTTAACTTGATCTTTATTCTTTAGGCGATACTGACGCTTAGACTCTTTAACTTGATCTTTGTTGTTTAGATAATACTGACGCTTATACTCTTTAACTTGATCTTTGTTGTTTAGATAATACTGACGTCTTTGTTCTTGCTGACGTCTCTTCTTCTCTGCTTCTTTTAAGTTATCCATAACTACTTAAATCCCTAATCTACTGATAATAGGGTGTATTTTGTATATGGCTTCTATCACAGCTTTTTCATAAGCTGATTGTCTGTCTCTATCTTCCTGACCATCAATAGCCACTGTAACAGTTACCCTGACGTTATCAGTTACTGGACTATAGGCTCTAATATCCGTACTAGTCCCTTTCTTCTTTTCATATACATTACTACACATCTTAATACTGATCATTGGCACGCCTCACACCCGTCATCCTCACAAGCTTTATTGGCGTTCTCTGGCTTGATCTCAAATTCTTCTGGTTCTTTATCCATCTCAAAAAGCTCCTTATCCTTTAGTTGTACGTGATAACCCTTTTATAGCATTAGGTGGTGGCAGTGTCTAGAAAAATATTCATTATATTTTATAGTATTTTTTCATATAGGTATTGACTAACTATAAAATATAATGAATAATGCATCTATAAATAAATGACATTGAAACAGCTAACGGATATGAGGAGGCAACAAATGGCGGATTTTGACCCACTGATAGTGGAGGAAGTTTTAGGAGCTTATTACCTGTTCAAAGCGGTAGAACAAGCGGATAAGGCGGAATACGTCATGGACAGCATACCAGAGGAGGTAATCAAAGCTAAAAGCCGTTTACTTTCCGAGGGGGTCGAGAGATTAGGCAAGCTCGCCCATCATGTAGAAGATGTGATTAAGAGCGAAGAGATACCGAAATAGGCAAAGATAAATAATCATCCAAAAATCCAAAACCAAGGAGGGTAAAAATGGGCAAAGTTAGTCAACATTATATGGAAGAGATTGACGATAACTATGAGTTTAACAGTCTCCACAATCCTAGATTTAATCTTGATCCAGAACCTGATCCATCGACTAAGGAAGAGATTGAGACGACGATAGGAAGCTTAGAGCAACGCTTATTGTGGTGTTGTGATATAGTTGAGGCTCTTAAGAGTTCTGATTACACCATTTTAGACAAGATAGATGAGGTGGAAGGTATGAGGCTTTATGTCTCAGAGTTACTTCCATTGGTGAACCATCTTGAGACTTTGTTGAAAGATTCTTGGGAAGAGCCTGCAGAAGAACCCGACGAAGAAGAGCCAAAAGAACATCCAGATCAAGAACACGCTGACGCCTATTACGCCGATCAGATTTAAGAGATACCCAACGCAATTGGGTTTTGGGGGTGGTTTTTCTACTCCATGGTTGCCCACCCCCAACAAATAAAAACATGCGTGAAAGTGAGTTGAAGATGAGTGTACGAGCGATTGAAGAAGCGATTAAAGCTAAGGACGTTGCCAAGTTATGTGAGTTTCTAACGTTAATAACAAATGGGTTGCGGGATATTACGATCCCTAGAGAAGAACAACCTAAAACACCAGTTCAAGGTGATCCTGATTTAAAGAAAAGAGTTACGGTTTTAGCTTTGGATTATATGAAGAAGAAGGGTGCTGAGGGTAAGAGTAAGTTCTTATTAGATATTTTAGTCCCTGCTCTTGGATCTCACAAGACCTTTGTTGATTGTACGGATGACGATTTTAGGAAGATAGAAGAGAAGTTATTAGAGCAAAGTGATGCTTGATTTTATAACGTGCATCTTCGTGGGTTTAATTATCGTAATCCTGCTCTATCTCGTTTTCCCGAAAGATCCAGACGATCCAAATCCAGCTTAAAAATATTAAATAAATTTAAGAAAGTTAAGACTAATGGCACAACATGCTTTTTTATCGGCTTCAAGTAGCCATCGTTGGTTGAAGTGTCCTATTGCCCCAACGCTTGAGAGCAAAATACCACAGACAACAAGTGTTTATGCATCCGAGGGAACGTTCGCTCATAACCTCTTAGCTCACTGCCTAGAACAAGGTGTTGATGCAGAGACTGTTGCCAATAGAAAGATGACCTTTGAGAATGATACCCGCATTGTTGATGCTGAGATGGCATCCAGTGTTCAAATGGTTTGTGATTATGTCCGTTCCTTTTCTGGATATCTTTTATCGGAAACTGAAGTTCCTCTTGAGCCTTTTACAACTGAGAAAGGGGCAATGGGGACAGCAGATATCATCATCTTTAATAATAAACATTGGGTCATTGCCGATTTTAAATATGGGGCTGGAGTTCCTGTTAATCCTGAGAACAACACACAATTGATGTTGTATGCCTGTGGTGCTTTGCATCAGTACGGTGATATCTTCGGAAGACCTGAGACCATAACACTTACTATCATTCAGCCCCGTATCAGAGCAGGTAATCCGCTTGCTGAATGGACAATAACAACGGAAGAATTACTAGAGAGATCTAAAGAGTTCCAAGTTAAAGGGAAACTTGCATTAAGTCTTAAGAGCAAAAGAGTTATTGGACTAGAACATTACGGAGTTGATGAGAGTGCTTGCCGATTTTGTCGGGCGAAAGCACGATGCCCTGCTCTTAGTCGCCATGTGTTGCTTGAATCCAGCCAAAGTCCAAATTCTCAAGACGAAGTAGATTTAGCAAAATCATATTCTTCTCTACCTCTCATTGAACAATACACCAAAGCTTTGAAAGAAGAGGTGTTTAAAAGGTTGAGCGAGGGTGAGGAAGTCAAAGGGTATCAACTCATTGAGGGAAGAAAAGGCAATCGAACCTTTAAAGATATTGAGCAAGCAACTGAATATCTAACGGATGTTTTAGGCGACAAGGCGTTTAAGAAGATTTTACTTTCCCCTAAAGAAGTTGAGCAATTCCGCAAAGAGCACATCATCTCTGAGGAGTTATGGGAGGAATTGCAAGAACTGATCACGAGAGGCGACGGCAAACCCGTTATTGCACCTCGGGATATTCCACCAACAGCACAAATCCAAAAGGCGAACATAAGCGACTTTGCCGTCTTAGGCTAAGAGAGGAGTTTACTAATGAACCATCTACCGGAAAACAATAAAAGAAAGGAACACTAATTAATGACTAACATAATACCATTTGAGTTTGAAAGCAACAAGATACGTACCGTTGTGGATAAGGATAATACTATTTGGTTTGTATCTAAAGATGTTGCTGAAGCTTTGGGGTATGTTGACGCTAAGCAAGCGGTACGAGATCATTGCATGGGGGTGTCAAAACAACACCCCATCGTCGACAGTCTAGGAAGAACTCAAAAAGCTAGAGTTATCACAGAACCAGACGTTTACCGATTAATTGTTAAAAGCAAATTGCCATCAGCACAGAAGTTTGAACGTAAGATTTTTGAAGAGATTTTACCTACTCTTCGTAAGACTGGCAGTTATTCGGTTAAACCTAAAAAGTCTGTTTCTCCTAGTTCCTATATGAAGGTTCATCAATTCATTGAACAAACCCTTACAAAGGCAGGACTAAAAGAAAACCAACTTTTGTTAGCCACCAATAGAGGAGTGGCGAAGCTTACGGGATTTGATCTTCTCTCTTCCGCAGATATCAAACACCTACCCTCCCCCGATAATGACGAATACCTCACTCCTACAGAAATAGGTAAAATGCTTGATCCTATAATGAGACCTAAACCACTCAACCGTTGGCTGACTAGTTTAGGGCTTCAAGAGAAACAGCACGACGGCAAAGGGTATCTTCCAACACCTCAAGGTGAAGTATACGGGGGTCGTATGATGGACGTTGCTAAAGCCCACGGTGATGGATCAATCCCCTATCTCAAATGGAACTCAAAAGTAATAGTTCCATACCTACAAAACAAATTTATCAACAATCAAACCCACTAAGAAAGGAAATTTAGCTATGCAATCGATTAAAATTAAAGGGCGTCTCTCTTACCCAGCCTTAGACAAGATGACAAAGATGACGTTAGGTGATAACTCAGTTATGGAGTATTTTGGTGCTGATATCATCATTCCTAAAACAGACAAGGAACAAGTCGCACGTTTCATAGAGGTTTTAAGGAAAGCCGTAAAAGACAGCTATCCTAACATGAACCCTGATCGTTTTATTGAGCAAGCCAAGAGCAATAAAAGAGCCATCATTAAGGACGGTGATGAGAAGATAGCTAGTGCTACAAAGCCAGAGACTTATGAGAAAGCGTATACAAATAGCTGGTATATATCGGCTAAAAACAAGCTTGTTCAACCTCTTCTCGTTGATCGCCAAGCTCAAATCGTGAGCAATCCCCGTGATGTGTTCTATGCAGGTTGTTGGGTAATTGCTAAGCTCAATATATCAACCTATGAGTTAGAAACCTTTAAAACCAAAGGGTTTTCTTGCACCTTAACAGGGGTTCAGTTCTTCAAGAATGCTGAACGTTGGGGAGCATCACCAAAAGCGAATACCTCTGAGTTTGATGACTACGGCGAAGAGGACGACGGCGATAGTTCAGTCTCAAGCTTTGCCTCTGCAGAGGCGGAATCCGACGCTCTACCTTGGAACTAATCAATGCCCAAGTTGTTTATAGATATTGAGACGAGAAGTCCCAAGCCCTTACCCAAAGTCGGGGTTTGGGCATATGCAGAGGAAGCGAAGATAACCCTTTGTGCGTATGCTCACAATGATGAGACTATCAAACTCTGGGATTGCACTGCTAACCCTGTAATGCCCTCTGATCTTTTGAAGCATTTAAAAGACGATACGGTGGTGTGTGTTGCACACAATAGTCTATTTGAGCGGATACTGTTTAAAAAGTCTCTGAATATCACTATTCCACCTCGACGTTGGATTTGTACAAGTGCTTTAGCAAGGACTAATGGATTGCCCGCATCGCTGAAGAATGCCTGTATGGCTTTGAAGTTCCCAGAAACTCTGACCAAAATGGAAGAAGGGAAAGCTCTTATTTCCCGCTTTTGTAACGGATCAATTGAGGAATCGCCTTATGATGCTAAAAGGGCTAATCACGTTCAAGCTTGGCGATTGTTCGGGCAGTATTGTAAAAGAGACGTTGAAGCAACACGGGAGTTATATAAAAGGCTTACTCCTTTATCTGAGAACGAACGGCATTTGTGGCTTCTTGATCAAGAGATTAACGATCGAGGATACGCTATAGATCTTAATTTAGTGCAGAAGTTACAAGAACTCATTGCTTTTGAACGTGAGAGATTAGACGAAGAGCTGAAGACTTTAACTTCCGGTGTTATTGGATCTTCTCGCAAAACTGACCTTTTAAACAAATATCTCTTCTTATATACGGGATTAGATCTGCCAGATATGGCTGAAAGTACAATAGCAACGGCATTGTCTCAACCTGATATCCCACAACTTTCCAAAGATATTTTAAACAACCGCCTATCTTCGTCGCAATCCGCAATTTTAAAGTTAAATACGCTATCAGGTGCGGTTAGCCCTGATTTGCGATTACGGGGAACACTACAGTTTTATGGAGCAAGTCGTACGGGTCGTTGGTCTGGCTGTGTGTTTCAGCCACAGAATTTACCACGTCCAAATACTTCCCATGAAACGATTGAAGAAGCAATCAATAGTGGCCACTTTCCAAAAGACGATCCACTACGCTTTGCCAGTGATTGTATCCGTTCTTGCATTACGGCATCAAAAGACAAGAAACTCGTTGTTGCAGATTTAGCAGGGATTGAAGCACGTGTTCTTGCTTGGGCTGCGGGTGAACAGTGGAAACTAAACGCTTTTGC